GTCAACTGAGTGCTAACAAGCGCAGCGCCTTCCTTTACATACAGCTTGTCCTGATCTGTTGCGTAAACAACTTCACCTTCTTGCAGATCAGAAAGGCTGCTATTTAAATTCGCGTAGGTGCCCCTGGCTAGCCGGACAGGCGTTCTAGTTGCTGGTGTTGGCATTAGTCGAACGAGCCTCCGTTAATAGCCGTTGCGGTTGTGGCGATTGAACTGCCGTTGGCAAAGTTCCCTCCGTCCACAATAACCACAGTCTGGCTTGCGTCTACCCAGGCTATCGTACCTGACGCTCCACCACTAGAAAGCACCTGCCCGCTTGTTCCGTAATTTGCTCCGGCAATGCCTACCTGGCCTGCAGGACCAACTCGAACTCGTTCAGTGCCTTCAGTTGTGATTTTGAAATGGCCATCTGAGCCAGTGTCAACAACTTCAGCTTCGCTATTGCCTTCAACAATTTTGTCGGTATCTGCAGCAGTTCCGTTTGAAGCAGCAGTGAGCCTGCCTTGTGCATCAACAGTAATGCTGCTCAATGTGTAGCTGCCAGCAGTTACAGCCGTATTGGCAAGCTTGGCAGCAGTTACAGCATCGTCAACAATGTTGGCGGATGCAACAGTTATAGCTGCCGGAAGAGCACCAGTCCCTAGCTTGCTAAGAGCAATTGCTGCGCTGGCGTTTACATCGGCGTCAACAATTGTACCGTCAACAATATTGGCGGATGCAACAGTAATAGCTGTAGGGAGAGCACCCGTTCCTAACTTGCTAAGAGCAATTGCAGCACTAGCATTAATATCAGCATTGACGATCGTGCCGTCAGTCAGCATTGTGCTAGTAACACTGCCAGTATCACCTGTTGTTACTACCGTTCCAGTAACATTCGGCAGCGTAATCGTGCGGTCTGCTGTTGGGTTTACAACCGTTAGCGTAGTCTCATGATCATCAGCTGCTGAACCTTCAAAGACAATATTTGCATTATTAAAAATTAAATTGCCAGTCATTGTGTCGCCAGTGGCATTCACAAATTCACCGGCTTGACTTCGCCATGCAGTGCCGTCGTAAATCTTTAGGTCATATGCTCCGCCTGTATTATCCAGCCACATCTCTCCTTTTTCATTACCCTGCTGACCACTGACCGTGCCTGTGCCAGTTGTTGTACCACTTGCAGTAAAGACAACACCGACCGCATTTGAGCTCGCACCAACAGCTGTAAAATCTGACGTTCCAACCGTCAGAATCTGATAAACAGTATTAGCAACCAACGCTGTTGCCGCCGTACTAGCTGGCGAAGCATTTGGCGCAGTCGAACCAATATGAACTGGACCAACTTTGACTAGGTCACCGTTGCTGTCCTTAAAGAACAGACCAGGGCTAGCAAGATTAGTGTTGACAGCAAGCTGTCCATCCGACATTGCGGTTGGCAAAGGACGCTTATTTGCTGTGCCAGAGCGCAAGTGTTGAAGAGCCATCCTTAATGCCTGTTGCCGGGCTGGAAATTATGGCTCTATCTTACGAGACTCAAAAACTACCGTCATTAAGCTGACTGGTTAAAGCAACCGTTCCCGTCAGATTAGGCAACGTCACGACACGATCTGCTGTTGGATCGGCAACCGCCAGAGTTGTTTCAAAGTTGTCAGGGCTGACACCTTCAAATACCAGTGACGCATTTTCATTAAGCAGTAACTGGCCACTGATAATCCCGCCAGCCTTGGGCAATGCCAATGCAGCCAGGTCATACGCGGTTTTGACGCCATTTGGTGTAGCAGCAGTTGTTGCACTAGAGCTTGCAACCCCATCAGTCAGTTGCAAGACACCAACTGCACTTGTCGTGCCAGTCGTGATTGAAATTGCAGGCGTTACCGTTCCAGTCGCAACTTGAATTGGAGCGGTGCCCGTAACGCTAGTGACTGTGCCGACTTTATTTTCAATCCACTCAAGACCAGTTGCTGCGCTGCTATTGGCATTAAGGATGTAACCATTCGTTCCAACGCCAAGCTTGTCCAGTGTCGTTGTACCTGTTGGAACGATTAAATCGCCCTTTGTGTAAGCAGCAATTCCGGTGCCACCACGAGGTACAGCCAGCATTCCGCTGGTTAAATTGGTCGCAACACGGCATTCGTTACTAACCTCTTCAAGCGCCAGCTGTACGTTTGTACTGCCAAGACTTGCCGCAGGGGAGAATGCAACGTTATTGGCTGTTTGCGCCGTATAAGTAGACGAAACATCAATTTCAAGCCAGCTTGTTGCGTCTGATAGAAGCAGGTCAGGTGGTGCAAGAGTTACTTGGGGGGCTGGCGCTGTGCCCGTACCTCCAACGGCAACAACAAGATAATAATTTGAGTTGTCTGAACTTGGAGCAGGCAAAGCGTTGCCAACACTTATGCCTAAAGCAGCACCTTCGCCAGTAACACTTGCAACTAAATTTGTTGTTGCGTTGTAAGTACCAGCAAGAATAATTGCACCAGCTGAAATACCAAGCGGCTGCCAAACGTTGCCGTCCCAAACAAAGAAATTCTTTTCAAGCGGGTTATAAAATAACTGGCCTTTAAAATCAGCAGCAGGCAGCGATTCGCCAAACGCAGTAACAGAACTATCGGCAAGTTTTGCGCCAGTAACTGCACTGTTGGCAATTCGAGCGGTTGCAAACTCACCTGTTGTAATTTTTGCTGCATCAAGGTCAGGAATATTGGCTGCAAGCAAAGCAGTTGCTGCAGTAATATGACCTTGAGTATCAAATGTAATCCCACTAACAGTTGCGCCAGTTACTGCGTTGCTGTGATTTAACGTTCCACTCGCTACAGATAAACCTGTGCCTGGCTGGATTATGCCTTTTGCTGATGCTGTTGCATCAGGCAAATCAGTTGGCAACAAACTACGAAAGGTTGGTGCGGCATCTGATCCAGTAGCTGGGCCTGCAAAAACACTGGCTGCGACTTGTGTATCGAGTGACAGTGAAAGATTAGTTGTAAATGCAGTTGGGTTGCTAACAACAACAGCAAGCGGAGTTGACTCCGTAACTGTTATTGATTGAATGCCAGCTTCTTGCGACCAGGCTGATCCACTCCAACGGTACGCAATGCTTGTACTGGTGTTGTACCAACCTTGACCTGTATAATTGCCTGCTCCGGAAGGAGTAGCATTGCTAACAATACAAGTTGCTTGATTGCCAATCTTGTCTGCAGTAACTGAATCAGCATGAAGCTTTCCAGTTGTTACTGAGCTGGTGCCAAGATTTGCCTCAAGAACAATGCCGTTCTCTAGCGTTGTTGCAAACGCTCCAGTGCCGCTGCCTGTTATAGCGCCGCTTAAAGTAATCGTTTGATCGCCAGTATTTGTTCCGCTACTCGTTCCACTAAATGTTGAACCATTTGTCCACGTCCCGGTGGAAGTTGCTAAATTTCCAAGACCTAACGTGGTGCGCTGGTCAGCAGCAGCCCCATCGTTAAGTAACGCTCGACCAGCAGCAGTGCAGGCTATTTCTTCAATTAAACCGCCGCCTGCGGTACTTCGACCAAGGATTATGTCAGAGTTGGTTGTATTTTGAATCTTTTCATAAGTAACAGCGTCTGATGCAATATTGACGTTTTCAACAATCCCTGAAGCAAGGCTTGTTGCAAAAGATCCAGTGCCAGTACCTGTTACCGCACCAGTCAACGTAATCGTCTGGTCGCCCGTGTTAGTGCCGGAAGTTGTTCCGCTATGCGTTCCCGCAAACGTTCCGCTTTGCGTGGCTAACGTTCCAAGGCCCAGTGTGGTGCGTTGGGCTGCAGAATTAGCATCGTCAAGCAGTGCTCGACCTGCTGCTGTTAACGAAAAAGCTGCATACGTGTCAGACGCAGTCGCGTAAATGCCCTGATTTGCAGCAGTTGTTAGCCCTGAAATTGATTGCAGGCCAGCGTCATAAGCCTGAACGTTTACGCCAACAGCTACGCCAAGGTTGACTCGCGCAGCTGCCGCGTTACTTGCACCCGTTCCACCATCCGCAACAGTGATGTCTGCAACGCCAGTGATCGTGCCACTGGTAACGGTCAGGTTTGTAAGGGTTGAACCGTCAGTACTAAGCGTGGCAATTGTGCCAAGCCCTAACGTTGTCCGTTGTGCTGCAGCACTTGAATCATCTAATAATGCTCGGCCTGCAGCAGTACAAACAATTTCCTCAATAACGCCAGCATTTGCGGTGCTGCGCCCCAGCAAACGATCAGTTGCCGTAACGTTCTGGACCTTGGCATAGGTGATTGCATCATCAGCAATCGAAGTTGTGCCTAGCTTTGTCGTACTGCTTTGATCAAGCTTGTTTAGATCAAGGGTGTTGACATCGATCAGGTCAAGACCGGCATCAACAAGGTTTTTTACAGTAACCTTCTTGGTCTCGGAACCGCTAATGTCCGCAATAGGCAGAACGTCTACTGCCGCAACCCCAGCCTTGGACAGCTCATTGAGCTGCGTAATTCTTTGATCAGCCAAAGCTCAGCTCCTTATGCCGGGGTACTTGCGCTTAGTTTAATCCGTAACTTCCGTCAACAGGTAACCAAGCGACTGCTCTTGAACAATTCGATCGTCATCTTCCTTCAACAAGTACTCGGCTAACGTTCCAACAACAAGTTTTAGCTCGCCGGTTGTCACAAAATCCAAGGTGCATCTGATCGCGTCATCCAGATCAACTGAAACGCCAGAATTGGTCACGACAGCAGTGAGAGAGTAGAAAACGCTTTGCTCTGCCGGGTTTAAATCTTTATCAATCAAATAAAGGAAAAGGTCAAAGGCACAGCCCAGGTCCAACCTTTGGATTAACTGCAACATCAGCAACGACGTTTCTTTTGCTCCATCCGTCGCATTATTGAAAATGCACTCAATACGTCCGCTGCCGCTGATCAAACCGGCGTTGTATTGATTCTTAAACTTGTCTGAAAGCGTTGTTGTGTCAACTTGCTCACGACTAGCGTTAAATTCGTAGCTCGTGACGTCACCAAGAATATTGGATCCAGAGTCTCTGACAGCAAGTGTTACCGCAACAGGGTCGCCCGTAAAAGACTGAAGAGCAACCTCATTGGCCCTAACGTTATTAACAGCATCCGCAAATGTTGAAAATAAACGCAAACCGCCTGCAGCATTTACATTTACAAAAGCACTGAAGGTGTCTTCTACCGTTCCAGAAGACCAGTTGGAGGCTGGAATAAATAGAAGTTTACGCGCATCAGTCGTCTTAATATCAATCTTGTCTCCGGTAAAAAGATTGTCTATTCCGTCAGCTGTTCCAATGCGGTTTAGCGTCGTACTTATGTCGTCAAGGCCAATAACCTCCGACAAAGTGCCAAGGGTTAACTGCGTTCCACGACGTAGTCGAATGTTGCCTTGACTGCCAAGGAAAAACGTCATCAGCTAATGGCTTCGGTAAAGTCCCCATCAACCGTAAAGTTAATAGGAACAACAGACAGCTCTCCAGTCGAAACAGAGATGCTTGCAGACGTAATGTAAGCGTTGAACTTGATGTCGTCGGAATCCCCTGCACCAACGTTTAATTCCATAGACACACGATCGCTTGTCTCAATAGAACCAACCTTATGGATCTTTGACAGCAACGCTGTAAATTCGGTCAAACTTCCGCTTTCTCCTGACTCAAGTCGGTAATACATCAGGGTTGCACTGCCGGTGGCACCCTTTACACCTGGAGTAAACGTATTGCTCGTGCTGTCAATAGTGTTGGTACTAAGCAGCTCAAGCGTGCTTTCTACGGACCAATCACGGATCTTGGCAACAGGCTTGCCATTGAAGACCAGCGAGCCACTGCGTCCGGTAAAGAAAGCCATCGCTTCGCTGGATCTAGAACATTGGCTTCATGCTAGCTCACATCAAACAGCTCGGGCCTAAAGTCCGCAACACGAGCACGATCTGACTCATCACAGGGATACTCAATTGCTCTTACCGTTACTTCCCCTTCTTCGTCCAGCTCTACCTCTGTAATCCGAAAAACACGCTTCTTCCCTGAGTCAATACCCATCACGTACAAACTTTTAGCTTTGTTAGCGAGCGATGAAGCCACTCCGTTTGATACCGCTACTGAGTTACTAGCGGACACTTTGCTGGCATCTCGATCGTAAATCAAAAAGTTGTAAGTATTATTTGGGATATTGTCTTGCAGTGGTGAGTTCAATGCTCCGCCTTCCCCAATGACCCCAGAAGACTGTCTTTCCCAATTTGTTAGGCCAATATCCACATAGATAAACGCTCCAGGCTCAACTGGGTTGACCGATGGGAACGTTTTAAATTCAATACCTCGCCTGATGAACCTGCGTTGATTTACCAACATCTTGCCAAACAAAATTGCTTGTTGCCGTGTAGTAACAAAACTGCTTACATCAAATGTTTCTCTAATTGCTTTAGTTTTACCAGAATCGGGCACATCTGCCCTTTTTACGTCAACTGTTCTTTTGCGCTGAAACACTGCTTTTGTAGACTCCTCCCTGTAGACAATGCTTGCTATTAAATCTTGCGTGCTGGCTCCATAGTCCAGAAATTCTTCCTTGTAAGAATCTTGAAGAATATTGCCTGTAGTAAATAATGCAGAGATGGTTAAAGAGATGGGGAGGCCGTCATTCCTGGCAGCCTTGCCGTCTGAATTGCAAGGCAATGCAGGTATAAGCGTTTCCTTGCCGTTCTTTCTTGCAAATTCAAGCAGGCTGAATGGCGCTGTACCTACCCAGAACTCACGCCATGCAGAATTGTCTGCAATAACGCCATCCATGAATAACTCAATTTTAGAACCTTCCTCTACCGGTAAATTGTTGTTCTGGCAAAACAACTTGGCTAGCTTTAAGCTTTCTTGGTCCAAAGAAGAAGATGGTGCGTATTTGCCAATACCATTGTCCCTATCCAAAACAGTATCTACAAAAATGTCAGGAGCAAAACTTGTGCTTTCCCCTTGGAAAGGTTGGGTAAAATCGTCAACTCTGTAGCTTTCTTTGCCCTGTGTTGCAAAAGCTGTGACGTTGCGTAGGTCTTGAATCCCTCGCCCTGCAAACATATTTAAAGAAAGTATTGAAAGGCTTTTGTACGCTTTTTCTGTGTCTTGTATTTGCTGCTCTGTTACGGCTGTCAGAGCAAGCTCTGGTCCATTGTCAAAACTAAACTGAACTTGCGTGTCAGTGTGGACAGAAAATATGTCCCACTCATTTGTAAGCTTAGGGCCACGCTCTTCCAGCGCGGGAAACCCGTTTCTGTCAACTGAAGCGTACTCGTCACCGTTCCACCAAACTGTTGCGCCTGCCGAGCCAGTATCTTTATGGCTTTTCTTTGTGCTGTGGTTTTCTAGAAGAGCAAAGTTTGATTGACCGTGTTCTTTAATCTCAGAAGCAACATCGTAGACAGGCTCAATCTTAAAAGCGTATTTATCCCTGGTAGGAGCAATAAAGTTAAAGTCGCTATAAATGTCAACTTCTGAGCTGTGTCTTAATATAAAAAGAGTGTCATGAGTTTGGTACTCTTCTTCGCTTGCTTTTTTGTAGCTAAACCTGAAGAAAGCTTGGCGACCTTTAATTCCATTATCAGACAATTTGTACTTCTTAGACGCTCTAATTTCTCCATATTTTTTCTGCCTGCCAGCAATTTTTCTGTACAGTTTTGATTTAATCGAAAACTTAACATGATCCACTTCGCTTATGGTTTCATACGATGCTGACTCTGCCTTGACTAAAGCTTTAACAAAAAAGTTATTATCTTCTTGCTCTACAAGGTCTTCCCAGTTAGCAAGAAAATAGTTGATAGTACGTTCAGCCCCGCTTTTTTGTCTCTTTATGCGGCTAAATTCAGCGCCAATAGCTTTTACACCAACAACGTCTGGAATTTTTTTGTTTGTAGGAAAATTGTCCTTTCTTTCTTCCATTTGCGCTATGCCGCCAAACGCATATTCGTTGCCCTTGATGTCTACAAATCGACCATCAAAGTCTAACAATTGTGCGACTAAACGGTTTCTAGCAAAATTGACAACTTGATTGGTTACTTTAGTAATTTGGTTTCTCCACTTAGTTATTTTGGCTTCTAATTTTAAAAATTTGTTTGCTACCTCTAAGCCGTCTCCAGTCAAATCTGTGTAATTTGGGAACCTTACTGTTTTTTCATCTCCTTTGCCTTGGAGAGCGTCGCTTTTAACTCTTCTTGAAAACTTAATTCCGTTTTTTTTGATTCTAGCCCTAAGGTTCTTTTTCTCTGCTAGTTGTTCTTCTATCTTGCCGTTATAGAAAGATATTCTTCCAGTAATTTCTTCTATAGTCAAAACCTCATCGATAATTTGAGATAAAGATTTGTTGCCGAGTATGGCCATTGACTTGGTTGAATCATCGTAGTCTCCTGCTTGAATTTCGGCAACCAACCTGTTTGCTTTCCTAAGGTCACTATTTAGCTCCTCCCTTGCTTCTTTTCCACTTATAGTAGGAAAATTGTCTGCAGCTTCAGACTCTAAATATTTTGTGTATTCAAGCGATCCGGCTGGGTCAATTATTTTTGTTTTTCTTTCGTCAAGTTCGTTTATCCATTCGACTGTGCGTTTATTCTCAAAATTGTAAGAAAGATTAGCGCCGCCTAACCCAAAGCTTATTGAAAAGCCAGTCGTAACATACTGGTCTTCTAGACTTTCAGCGTTGTTATCAGCGGAGGTAGTGTAACTGTACGCATTGCCGTTCTCGGAAGTAGGAGGGTTTGCGTCGTCTTCTTCTTCAGTAAAGGTGTTGTCAAGTATTACTTGATGTCTTTCTATTTGTTGTTTGCGAGTTTCAAACTCTTGACGTTGTTTTGTTTTGTTGTAATCAGCAGAAGGACAAAACCCATCTTTAATGCATTTAAAAGTTGCCCTAACCTCTCCATCGTCAGGGTTGCTAAAATTAGAAAAATTTGTCAGCCGAAAGCTTGCCGCTCCAAGCATATACGTGCTTCCAAAATCTAATGAATCAACCGCTTGGCGACGGAAGTCTTTTGCCAGATTTTTTGCTGCTTTGTCTCCAGCTGAATAGCTACTTGCTTCAAATTTAACTTCTATTTCATCATTTTTCTTATATCTATGGTTTGTACTGCTCCAGTCGTTTTTGTCTAGCACAACCCCTATAGGAGCATTTTCTTCTTCTCCATCACTATCTCTTGTGAACATGTTTACGTTTACTGGTATCGGATCAAATACACCAAGCACAGAAGATGTTGTTGGAGAATAAGCTTGGCTAAACCCTGACGTTCCAGTCCTTTCATCCTGTCTAGGCGTTGTGATCTGGCAAACCTCTTGGTCCTCTAGACGACGCAAGCTTTCTGGATATAAAGATAGCGTTCCGTAAATTCTGTCTTTAAACTTGGGTGGCCTGCCAGCTCCTCCGTCTTTGTAAAAAAGAAAAGCTGTTGCCGGATCTATTTGATCAATAGCTAAAGAGCCAAAAGCTGTTCTTTTTTCGTCAAGTGCAACAATCCTCGACGCACCAATTACGAACAACAGTTGCATAAACTGCGCTGAACCAAAATTGTCAATAGCTGACCACACTAAAGAACCGGCAACTCGAACGCCCCCCTCTGGGTTGTGATTTTTGTTGGTATAAACAAGGTTGACTGGATCGCCATAAGCCGCCAACTCTGGAGCGCCATTAAAACCAAAAGAAGGCGAAAAACGTTGCTGCCTTGTTCTTCTATCATTATCAAGACCAGGAATGGTTGGCTTGGGCGCTAATAGTGCCGCTCCAACCTGAAACAGGATGCCGACAATTGTTAGTACAAGCGCAACTGTTCCAGCTTCATTTCTAACGTCGAGTTCCGTACCAGCTTTTGGATCCTTATATTCTTGCTGGAGCGCAACAAACTCCAGATACTCTTCCTTGCTTACTCCCAGCGCCTCAATTAGCTGGTACTCATAAGGCAGCAGTCTCCGATTCATCAGTTCAACCAGAAATAATGTGCATTGACGCGCTCTACTGGAACGCAAACAACTTGACCGCCAGGAGCAATACAGATCAAACCCTGATCCGTCACCGTTCCAAGTGCAGCGTTGTTTGGTTCAGCAAGCAAAGCAGCAGCACCAACTTTTGGTATCTTAAGCCGCTTCCCGCTCTGAAGTAACCAGCGAGCCATCTGACTTGGCTTAAGCGTTTCGGCTGAGTACAGCCAGTAAACCCAACAAAACTGCTCCTTATAATCCGACAAGCCAAGCCGTGAACGGATTTCACAAAGCAGCTGAAAGCAATCAGTCTTATTTCGTCCGTCTGCTGGGTGTGCGCCCCAGCAATACTCCAACCCAATTAAGTCATTCATCGCAATGACAACGTTGACTCAAGGGGCAAGATGCCTACGTTTTCTTCTGTCAAAGTGCGAGCTGGAAAGCCTGCAGCAACACCGTCTAAGGCAGACCTAAAGCGAAGCTCAATTGTGTCGTCACTAAAGGACGCCCCAATGCCAACGTAATACTCGTCAAACCCTCCGGTTTTTATTGCTCCGTTTGCATTTATAAATCGGGTATAGACGACCAACTTGCTTAACCTGTTGCCGTCTCCTAGTTCTACAAGACGAACTGCATACTCAGAAGCAGGCAATCGAAGCGTAACTTGCTGATTGTCTGCATTCAGACTAGATACACCACCTTCAATCTCAAACGGAACAAAGCTGTAAGGAACGCCGCCAAGTGTTTTGTTTTCTTTTATAAAATAATTTTGATAATAATATGGCTTTTCCGGCTTTGTTGTCGTTTCAAGTTTAATAAATTGGCAAATTCGTATTTGATTCTCAGACATTAGGCGTTAATCTCCCCAATAAGCTCAACAGAAACGTTGCTAAGCCCTGCTTTTACGCTTTGCACTTCGGGAGGTTTTGCGTAGCGCCAGCGCACTTCTGGGCTCTGTGATGCGTTTCCTTTAAAATAATTTGCGGTTTCAGTGCCCATTCCCTTAGTTAATCCTAAACCTAAATTAAAATTATCAAAAGTTCCGTTAGCTTCGCAATAATGATCTAAAATTTCTTTAACTGTTCTTTGGGTTCCACTAAAAACTGAAACGTCATCACCAAGATTTTTAAACTGTAATTTCATTACATATCCAGTTTTTTTATTGCCGAAAGCACGACGCACTGTCGCGCCAGACATTGCCCTATACACCTTGCTTGGCAAGTCACCCATTGTCAGGTTTCTTGATGACGGGGTTATGTTTGGGAACGTTGCTGCCATTAGCGAAGACCAATCTTGGATCTAGTTCTAGGACTATTCTGCATCTTATCTAGGGTCATGCTCATACCTCGTTTTGCTCCGTCATTAGACGCTTGCTTACGGGTTACTGCCATTGCAGATTCAAGCTGCTCACGGCTGACGTATTCCGTTCCACCAATGCTGGTTGTCTCGAAGCTGAAGTTCATAGATGGTGCGCCGCCTGAAGCCGGTGAACGACCCATAAGGGAACGCATATCCTCATTACGCATCACACCGCCTGATTGCCCTGGAACGAATAGCTCTGGGCCACGCTCTCCAACCAGATAAGGCCGACCTCCTTCAACAGGGCCACCGTTTGCAGCCATCCCCGCAAATTGTCCCGAGAACCCTGTAGGAGTAACAATTGAGTTTTGCGTCATTTGTGGAACATCAGTTGGAGCTTTCCCACCACTCATCCCAGCAAATGCCTTCGCAATGCCGATCGCAATGTAAGTAGCAATCATCTTCGTACCCTCTTGGACCAGCGTCTGGCCAATACTCTTAAGCATGTCGGCAAACACTTCTTTAACGGTTGCACTGCCTTCAATAAGACCAGAAATGCCATTGGCAAGTGAACTGCCTATTGCATTACCAATTCCTTGAGAGACACTCACTGCTACAGCTTCAAGATTATTAAGCTCATTGGTCGCCTGCTCTACAAACGTTCCAATCTCACCTTTTGCGTTTGCTTGGAGAGTTTCAGATGCGGTACTGACGATACTCTTTAATTTACCTGTCTCTATTAGCAGTTTTTTAATGTGTTCTAGATCGTCAATTTCTGACTGAGTCGCTTCATTTGCAGCAATCTTGCTTTCTAAAAGTGCTTGCTGACCTTGCAGCTCTGCCTCAACTAATTGAATTTTTTGCATTTGCAAACTTGTTGCAAACTCTATACTTGTTATCTCCTCAGCAAGGGCTTGACTCCCTAGCTCTGCGGTCAGCTCAGACAAGCGGGCAGACCTTTGAAGCGCAACGTTTCTTGCCGCTAAGGCTCCTACCGCTTCGTTCTGAATCTGACTTAAAATACCTGCTGAAGCTTTTAGTTTTTTTAGCCCTGCTGCCTCTAGATCGCCGCTTATAGCTTCTAGGCGAGATTGCTTCAGCTCGTCCTGCAGACCGATGGATACACCTACCAACTTGTTGTATTCGGTTAGATCGACACCAGCCTGCGTAAGACCTTGCACTTCAGTAAGTGCTTGAGGAGGTTCAAGCGTGTCTAAAGTTTTTACATTGCCTTCTATCGCATGATATAGCAATGATATTTGTATTAGTTGATTAAGAAGATCATCAGCCTCGCCGCCAACAGCTGTTTTTCTTTGATCATTAAGCTTTTGGGCTTCAAAGTTTATTTCTCTCATCAAAACTTCTAGCCGCAAAGACGCAATTTTTACTTCATTGCGGAACTTTTCAGCATTAAATTTTGAGTTACGCTCAACAACAGTTTTATTTATGCGGTCTATTTGCTTTTGGGCGTTCAGGCCAAGTTCGGCAGCCTGTTTTGCCACGTCGAGTTTAAATTTGTCTGCCCTAAACTGGATCTCTTGAACAGTTAAAGCGGCGTCTCGTTCAAGCTTGGCTCGTTTTTGCTCAGCCTCAACTACTTTGAGGGCGTAAACATCTGCAGCATTTTTAAGGCTTTCGACTTCACCCCTCAAGGCTGGATCAACTCCACCTGTTCCAGCTGTAAATAGATTGGATGCAGCCTGTTGATTACGCAGTCCTGCTAAAACATTGGCTGCTCTTTGATCTTCCAGCTGATTTGCTTTTTGAAGGTTTTGCAGCCTTAAATTCGAAACTTGACCTTCTATGTTGCGACGAAGGTCGCCAATGCTTTTTTCATAGTTTGCTACAATTTCGTTCCTGCGTGCTTGAAAATTAAGCTGCGCTTTCTCTTGCTCTTTCTGCTTATCTGTAAATTGCTTAAGAATTTGTCCTGGTTTTAAAGCGCGTTCCGCAAAACCTAGGTTTTGCTTCGCTAAATCAAGATTTTTCTTTTCGACAAGTGCTTGCTTGCTTAAATTTTCAATATTTAAGGCTTCTTCTTTGATGACCTGTCTTTGAGCTTTAATAACGTTTTGCCTTGCTTGCTCTAAAGCAACAGCTCTTCCTTGCGGCCCTTTAAAACTTACTTGATTTTCTACTGCCTTCATCTGAGCTCGAGCTAAGGCCACGCGAGGGTCTTTAGAATCTTTTGACTGCCTGAATAAAACGGCATCTTCAATGCCGCCAATAACAGCTCTTAAGATGCCCAAACTGTTTGCAAGGCCTGCAAAATCAGCTTGCATTTGAGTCATTAGTTTTGTAAAACTCTGACCTAATTTTTCAGAATCACTTCCAAATTCTTTTAATGCGTTAACGCCTGTGCCTCCTACAACCGTAGACAATTCTTGCGTGGCTAAGGCTAGCGCGGTATTCTTTAGCCCTGCTTCTTCAAGAGCTTTAATGTTTTTAGCAAGAACAGTGTTTGAATTGCCCGATGCAGCAACGACAGCGTCTATGTCAGCCGTAAGAGTGTTTAAAGATTGACCAAGGGTTTTTGCTCCTTCAGCAAGTTGATCAAACAATACGCCAATTTGAGTGCCGACAAGACTTAATCCAAAACCAAACTGACCTCCTGCTAAGCCTCCCGCACCACCACCAATCGCACCCCCTATGGAGGCGCCTGCCCCTTGACCAAATAGGAGAGGAAAGGCTCCGCCGATAAGGGCACTGCTCAGTGCATCTTTTTGGCGCTTAGATCTATCGGCTCTTACCTTTACTATGTCTTGCTCTAATTTCTTAGCGCGTTGCAATCCTGCTCTGCGCTGACTTTCTATGCGTTTTTCGCTGTCTTCACGTATTTTTAAGTATATGTCTTCAACTTCTTTGTTCCCCTGTATTCTTGTATTTAGCCTTTTATCAAAGTTTGCTTGTATTTCGTTGTCGCTTTTTATAGCGTTACTAAGTTTGGCCTCACTTGCATCAAGCTCTAGATCAAGTCGTTTTTGGGTTAGTCGAATCTTATCGTTGTTAAGAGCAATAAATGCACGACGGTCAGCCTCATTTACCTTGCCAACCAGCCTTATCTCTTCTTGTGCTGCTTGCTCAGTTGCTTTTCCTTTTGCTATAGCATCAGCCGCCAAGCCAGAAGCTCTGGTCCTAGCTGCTCCAGCTACTGGATCAAAGCCTGGAGCAGGCTCTGGGCCAAATTTAGGCTGGCCGCGAAGATACGAACCAACCATTGTGGTCTGTGCACCACGCTGTGTTGTGGCAGCCAACTCGGCGTTGTAAGACTTTAAAGTTTGAGTCGCTGCACCACGATCTTGTATTTCTTGCCTAACTAATTTATTGCTTAAATCTTGGGCGCTATTAGACGCGAGTAACGCCGTAACAAAAGAGTCTAGATTTTTCTTATACAGGCCAGTCGCTTTACCTGCTTTGCTGGTTTCTATTTCGGTTTGGTTTAAAGTTTCATTTGCTTTTCTTAAAACTTCGTTGTAAGAACTTAAGTTTCCTACAGTAAATTTCTTCTTATTTACTCTGTCTACTTCATTGGAAAGACGCTCAAGTTGAGACTGAAATCTATCAAGCTGCTTTACGCCCTTTACGCCGATCTGAATCTCAGCTCTATAGGCCACGACGGTTCCAGCGCACTGCGATGCCTAAGTTTAACGCCTACGCCGTGCCTTATCCATTTCCTTCTGCTGCTCGTCATTGATCACGCTGAAATAGGCGCTCCAACCAAGCAGTTCCTCTGGTGTCATTGTGGCGCGAACCTCTGACAAGCTCATGCCAAGCT